GTCAAGAACACTGTTAATGAGTTGTTGAAAGACGGCAAGGTTCAGGAAGCCGAAGCCTTGCTAACCAAGCGCGGCTCCGACTACATGCAGTCAGAGCTTGCCAATACGTTCAAGACAAACATGAATATGTTGACACAAGCAGAGCGAGCAATTGCCGCATCTAAGATGACGCCTGAAGCCAAGCGTGAACAGCTTGACAATATCAGGAAGATGAAGATTGCGCTTGCAAATACGACGCGGGAAATTTCCGATAAAACCATACGCCTAGTTGGTGGTTCTTAATACCCACGACAGCACGCGCTTGGATGCGGTGAGGGAGAGCGGCACGTAAGCCCAACTCCCTCACCCTTTCCACGTCTAGCCCCGGTACGAAGAAGCCCTCACCCGGCTTTAGCTTCGCCCAAGGATAGATTATTACCATCAAAGACTTCGTCCCTAAAAGTTATGTGCATGGTGTTCACACGCATGGCAGGGCCGTTGGTACGGGACAGCATATCTTTCTTGACGTACTTGCAGGTAAACAACTCCTCCATCTGCGCCTTGAACTCGTCGTAGCCAAAGCTCATGCTCACGCAATGCTTCTTGAGTAACTGCTCTTCAATGTAGAACTCTCTGTAACCCGGTGTCAAAAGCCCATGCTCCACCCTGCCGAGCACCTTGCTCTTGGTGGTCGAGCGGTCAACGATGTCGCCGTTGTCGCCCCACGCTGCTAGGATTCTGCCCTCGACTTTCTTCAGAACAATAAAGCTTCCGTAGTTGTCACCGATGTAGGCGTTGAGCACATCTTCAGCAGAGCGCACACTGTTCTTTATGATGCCACGGCCTTTCTCCACAAGTCCTTTCAGAGCGTTGATGACCTTGTTGATCTCCACGTCTAGGATGCCAGAGTACTCTTTACGCAATAGAATTGCCGCCGCTACAGTTGTAGTACAGCCTGCATGCCAGTAGCGCTCATCGTCGTTGAAGTTAAAGACCTTCTTCAGATGGATGTGAACCTTGCGCACAATCTCCTCGGCAGTCTTCTGATTGACAGCTAACCACCGAACCCAAGCCTCACCCGCTACGCCGTAGTTGCGCTTAATCTCAAGCAGAGTCTTGCGCTCTTCTGCGTTCCAGATAAGTTTCTTGTGTGGGCACCACTCAAGCATCCGCAACAACTCGCCGTTTGAACTGTGCTTGCGTGCCCCCGCCATGTAGTCGGTCAGCTTCTCGTTCCCAGTCATCGTGCAAGTAGCAGTCCACGTACTGTTATTGATACGTTCCTTGTTGGAGCCCGACTCCATACGCTCCTTGCCCTGACCCTCGGCATAGTCAAAGATAAAGGCGGGTGCCCACTCCATGTCCTTGCGTTGGGTGTTGGTGATCTCGTCAATCAGAAGCGGCATGCTGTTAAGCAAACCTGCCCGTTGTTGCATTGCAACAGGAGATGTACTCTTGCCTGTGCGGTAGCGCAGGGGGTGACCCCACACACCAGCCTTGGCACTTAGAACTAAAGACTTACCTGTACCAGACCACTGTGAACCAATGTGCCAAACAAAGCCTTCGTACTCAGTAAAGCGCATAAGCGGTGATCCAAAGGAATCCAGAGCTACAGCCAAGGCTGTCTCCATGCCCTCTTTCTCTACAAAGATCGTCTTCCACAGATGCCGCCACGTAGCAAGTTCACCCTTGCCATTGGTGTTGCGGTTGATGTTTTCAAGCCCGGGCATGGGTATCCGAGTCTCGCGCCCATCTCTACTGAACACGCGGTTGTTGTAAACAAACGACTGATCTGCCTGCCATCCACATTGAAACGGCACCTCGACTGGCTTGCGGTTCTGAGAAGCATCGCCCACACATGAACGCACATACTCAAACAGCGTCTTGTCGTGACCCGCAAAGGTTGATACGATGTTCTGACTGGCTAGCCACTTGAGCGTCTCGTCCTTGCTGACAATAGATTTCTGTGGGAAGTTAAGCGTCTGCACGCCTTCGGGTCGCACAGCGGCCATGTGAACCAAGTGGTCGTTCTCCATCTTCAATAGGTCAACCACAAACAAGTCGTAGGGAACCAGTTGAATATTCTTCTTTACCTTCTTGCCCTCTTCATCTTCCTCGGAACGCGTGCAGTACACGCCACCATGCTCGCCATAGCTGTAGCCACGAGGGGGCACAGGACGTACCACGCTAGGTGCTAGGGGTAAACCCGTATCTTCTGGCTCGTAGGATTCCTCAGAGTCAAGCTCAGCTTCGTCAAAGTCTTCTTCAGCAGGCGCAGACAGCATGATTTCCTTGGCGGTGTTGTCCACCTTGATCTCGCGCCCCAGTATCAGGGGGTTGGTGATCTTGCCCCAGTGCTTACATTTTGTGCAGATTCCGGGGTTCTCGCTGTCCATCTTCATGCACGCGTATGGGCCTTTGATCTCAGAAAGCTTCTGGTGCATCCGATCGTGCGGGTATGGGTGCATGTCCGACAACCAGACAGCCTTCTCTGCGCCATCCTCACAGACCTTCGCCCAAGACAGAAGTCCGCGCCAGATGGGTTCCTTGCCATCTTCCGTAGCTGTGGCAATGTAGTCCTGCACCTGACCGCACTGGTTCTCGAAGTTTCCAAACAACGTGAAGCTATCTTGAATCAGCTTAACCTGACCGCGTGTCTGCGCTGTGGGGCGTTGGCCGGGTAGGTTTAGCTTGGGCGTAGGAATGCGGACAACCGGCACCTCTTCCAACTTCTCGTAAACAAGTGGCGAAAAAGTCGAGAAGTCAAAGATGTCGCCTTCTTGGACTACGCGCACAGGGCGTGGCGTCGCGTACTTCTTCTTGTTGTTGGCAGTTCCGGGCACACGCAAGATACGCGCAGTGTCCGCAGTCACCGTCATGTCGATGTTGAAGCCTTCCTGTTTGCACAGACGCTTCAGGTTCTCGGCAACAGGTTTCCATATAGTTGCAGGAATCTCGTCCTTCAACGGCCAGTAGCAATGCAAGCCCCCGCCTGAGTCAACCACCCATGGCGTACCTAGCGCATCAAGCCCAGACCTTGTCAGGAACTCAATCAGCGCATCAGCCGCCGCCTTCTTGGTAGCGTACCCATCCAAGTCAACAAAGAACGACTTGAGGTACTGAGCTTCTTCAGCGCCGCGCTTCTTGTCAAAGGTAGCTACGCCATAGAAGACGTCATAGTTGTTGGCGTGCCACTGCTCGATCGTCGGGATGAGTTCCTCAATCTTTGCCGCATATACATGCTCTTTCTTTTTTGTGAGTTCTACCGCGCAGTAAAGGCCAAAACCCTCGGACGGCAAAACCACCGCTAAAAACTCAGCGGATGTCATGTGTATCCTTTGGTTATTTTAGTTCGGGGTCGTTTGCGTGATCTACGCCTGCGGCAAAACCTTCTTCAAAGCCAGTCTTGTTTCCGTGTTCTAAGCCATGAGAACAGCCGTCAGCAAAGCCTTCATCGTATCTGTCCTGATACCAATCAAGTGATTTGGCAAAGCGTTCGCACAAAACTTCCACCCATTCTTTTGGAAGCATCTCATTACCCATCAGATATACCTGACGCAGTATCTCTTCGTCGCTCAAGTTTTTAGGTTGAATGCTTTGCATGTTCGTCTCCAAGCTTCGTCGCCCGTACTGGACGCTTGTAAAATTTTAAGGATAGCTTCGACCGAGGGTCGGTAAGCCACGAATACTTCACCGCCATTGAACCAGTTGTAAACAGATTGCCGAGAGGCTCCTGTTACTTTGGCTATCTTAATGGCAGAGAAGTCATGATGCACAGCCCACCGCCCGAGTTGGTTGCCCAACGTCTTAGGCGCTTTCTTGACTGCGCTAATTACTTGTTGTGAATATGGCATGGTGTAGGTGGGGGTACTAGCCGCTCGTCTGCAAGCTAAAAATTGCGCGACGTTCCCCCCGATATTTATGGGTTTCTGTCGTCAACGAGACCGTATTTACCCCTTGCCCACAGAGGCATGCTTTCTTGCACAGCGCCCCCTCTAACGAGTTCAAACTCGTTGTAGAGTTGTTTTGTGAAGCGGGGGTATCCGGGGCCTACAAACACATCGCTACAGCGAAAGTGTGGAACATAGACAACATCGCCCTTGCGGTAAACTTTTTGAAATTCTCTTGGTGTAGAGTCACGCGTCATAAGTTTCATCATCTACTCCTTATTCCGCTTCGTCCCAGTCGTCCACCATGGCAGACAAGTCAGCCTTCGCCTTGGGCACAGCGTTGGGCTTCTTCTCTTCCTTGCGGACTACGGGCTCCTCTTCTTCCTCGGCAGGCAGAGGGGCAGGCTTGGCTTTAGTCTTAGCCTTGGGTGCGGGTGCTTCCTCTTCCTCGACCACAGGCGCAGGGCGCTTGCCTTCAAGTTTCAAGGGTGCAGGGGCGGCAACGCTGTCCATCTTAGAGAAAGACATTGTGATCGCTTTAAGGGCGGTGTCTGTCTTGCCTTGTTCCTGAATGGTTGGGAACTCGTCGTCAGTCAACCATCGCATAGCCTTAAAGAACAGCTTGGGCGCTTCGGACTTAGTGTCAAACTTCATGCGCGTGATGACCTCAGATGGGTCAATGTTCTGTGCGCCCAAGTGACGAGCGTAAGCTTGCAAGGCGCGGTTGTCGCCTTCTTCTTTGCCAAACACAGACTTGGCAGGCACAGTCAACTTCAGCACAGAGCCTTCCATATCGTTAGCCAACACTACAGCAATGTGTTGTTGGAAGCGGCAAGCGCGGCTATTGTTCTGACCAGAACCGGCAATGTTCTGTTGGCATCCATCGCACTTGTTGTGCTGTGGGTTGCTTGCCTCAGGGCTTGGTGTCTTGCCGTCTTGTGACCAGCAGTCAGGCGCAGAGACTTCGCCATCGTATGCCTTGGCATAGAACACGCGTGAAACATCAGGCGCGGCATTGACAATGACTACGTCGAGGTAGCGCTCTTCGATAGCGGCAATCTCTTTGCCGCCTTCGTTCAAACGAAACACACCGCCTTTGATGGAGATGCTCTTGGTGCGGTTACCTACTGCGCCACCGGCTAGGGCTCGGGCCATGGGTGACAACGATGTGCGGTTCTTTGCGAACGCGGGGGCTTGGGATGGGTTGAATAGAGCTACATTGCTCATAATGATTCTCCTGATTACTTGGTTGGTTTACGAACTGAAATGGCGTACTCTGTCATAGAGTTAAGCCCTGCGGGAACTAGACTGGGATTCTCGGACAAGAACGTAGCCATGTTGGTCTGCGCAATACGCTTCTCCAACAAGTCCAACGCATCGTGTTCCTTGATGAACTCTTTAAAAGAGTCCCAGTCTTGTGTGTTGTAGCGTGTCTTGGTAGACAGCACTACGGTGCCTTGGTCTGTGCGTACACTTGATACGCCAAGCTTGAGCATCTGGTCTTTGAGCGCGATCTTCACAACGTCTTGCTGACGCTTGATGTCCTCGATCTCAGACTCGTACTGAGCGGTTAACTCTTGTACGCGTGACTGCATCCTGCGGTACACCTTCGCCAACTTGTCCATGGGGACAGTGACGTCTGTCGGTGCTTCCTGAGGAGCAGGTTCCTCATCATCTATGTTTAACATTTACTTCTCCTTGAATTATTTTATTGTCAATGGTTGGACAGCATAGCACGACTAAATTGATTTGCAACTCCTTTCTTAAATATTTTTTACTTCGCTGTCGAACATGCCGACAAGCATTGCGTGATCGGAAACTTTTGTATTCATTGCCTTGAATAATTTCTTTTCAATGGGGCTTGACTCAATGTGTACCACAGTAACTTTGTCCGAGTCTTGACCTTTGCGGTCGGCTCGTGCTATGCACTGCGTATACATCTCCACTGACATGAGTGGGCCAAAGAACACAACTGTGTCAGCGGCAGTTAGGGTAATCCCGTGGGCTGTCGCTTGTGGTTGCAACACCAGTACGCGGATGTTGTCGGTAGTCTGAAAGTCGTTAATGATTTGTCCACGTTTGGTCGCAGACACGTCGCCATGAATCTGGTCAACGGCATAGCCATGCTTAGTAAGATACTTGACGATGGTGTCAATGCTTGAGCGGAACAAAGCAAAGATGATGACCTTGCGGCTTGTCTCTTCTAATACCTCCGCCAGTACCCCAAGTCGAGGCGCGGCATCGAACTCAACAACTTCTTTCTGGTCTGTGTAGGCGGCACCACAACTGATTTGCAGTAGCTTGTTGACCGCAACGCCTGCGTTGACTGCGCTGATTGTTTCTCCGGCAGCTTGGAAAAGCATCTGCTCTTTGAGTAGCTTGTAGTACTTAGCCTGCTGTGGCGTCATCGGCACTTCGCGTGTGACTGTGATGACTGGTGGTAAGTCAAGGCACTGATCTTTGGTAAAACGTATTGCGGGTTGAAGCGCTTCGTACACAAGCTCTTTGGCGTTAGCCTTCGGAGCCCACTTGAACATGCTGAGCTTGTTCATTACTTTGTCGCGCCACGCTGTCTGAAACTTAGGCACACCGCTTGGGTTAACAAAGCGAGCCAAGCCATACGCATCCACAGGCGACTGCGATGCAGGCGTACCAGTCATCATCCACAGATACGTCTCAGGCTTGATGATTGACGCGAGTGTTTTCCATCTGCGTGTTGACGGGTTCTTGTATGCGTTGGCTTCATCGACAATCACCAAGTCAAACCTACCATCAGCGTTGATCTCAGATGCAATCAAGTTGAGGCCGTCATAGTTGGCAATCACAATCTCGTAGTCTTGCTGAATCATTTCAATACGTCGACTAGCTTGAGCATGGTGCGCGACAATGGCAGAGCGATGGATAACACTGCGATTGATGTCACCCATCCACGCACTGTGCATGATGGACAAGGGACAGAGAATTAACACTCGACGTACTTCGCCACGCTTCATCAAGAAGTCAGCCGCCCATAGCGCAGACAAAGTCTTGCCAGTTCCGGGGTCGTTAAAACAGAATGATCTGCGATGTAGTGTGAGGAAAGCAGACGTCTCTATTTGGTGAGCCATTGGTATAAACTTTCCCGGCCAGTCGTAGCGCCTAGTGATAGGCGATGGGACATCTTTCACACCAAGGTTGCGTAGCACGCGTGCTTCATCAAGCCCCCAGTAGACAGCTACCTCAAAGATGCCGTTCGTCTCAGAC